ACACCATGACCAAAGCAAAACCCCACCCCGTCTGGCACATCGCCAACCTTGAACGCGAAGTCGCCACAGGCAAGGTCACCACGGTTCATTACACAGTGGACCTGCAGGACGACACCTACAGCGCTGGTGCCTACGGCAGCATCGGCGTTGACGGTGACATCACCGTCGCCTTCAAGGATCTCCAAGAGTCTCACTGCATCCAGTGGGTGAAGGACCAGCTGGGCGAGGAGAAGCTGCAGGAGATCGGTGCTGCCCTTCAAGAGCAGATCGAAAACCAGCGTGCGCCGAAGATGGCCAGCGGCTGCCCCTGGGCTGGCGCTGCTTAGGCGGGCCTCCGCAAATACCAGACGAGCAGCACGCAGGTGAGCAGCACCATCAGGGTGATGCTGACAACAAACCCCACCATCAGAGGACCATCTTTTCGCGTTCTGGATCCCAGGAACCTTCAATCACAGGGCCCTCTATGGGCCCTTTTCTGTCGGCATCCATCGCGTTAAGACTGACCAGCCAGGCTTCCAGCGCATCGCGGCTGGTGGTCTTGATCGGCAGCTTCAGGAACTTGCGCAGGTCAGTGACGCTGCGGGTGTAGATGCTGGCGTTACGGGCGTAGCAAACGAACCAGCGGCCTGACAGGTCAAGCCCTGTTTCGATGGCCATCGTGGCCCCTAGGGAAAGGCGATCACGCTTCATGGCCACCGCCAATCTTGCCGCTTGGGCTGGAAGCCATGCTCCTTGGCCCACTTGAGGAAGGGGTCAATGCTGGAGAAGGTGCGGCAGTTGTCCTGACGCACTTCTGCCGCTGTGACTGGCGGCGGCTCTGGGGGGATGCAAGCGGTGATGATCATTCGCCTTCTGGATGCAGGAAGGAGCGGACGAGGTGTGAGCGCGAGCGGTAGTGCTGAAACCACTCGGCGTTTTCAGCCAGTAGGCAGGCGCCGCCAGGCAGTTCGAGGATGTGCGCGTAGAGCTGGTTGATGGCCTCCTCTTGGTGAGAGGCGCCGCGATACCAGAGCCAAGCGTCACGCCAGGTGCCGTGGCCCATGAGGGTGTCTTGGATCATGGGCCACAAGCTTGCGTAGGGATAGCGTGATAGGCGCGCTTTAAGAGCGCAACTTTCGTTGACGTAGCCACATGCGTTGTGTGCGTGCCGGCGCTGTCAGGAAGCATCTCAGTCCACTTTGCCAAAACCGCACTGACGTGCTCTTGGCTGGCTGACGGCGGCAGGCCGGCTTCTCGCCAACACCGAATCGGCCAATACGTCTCGTAGCAGCCCCGATTACGGGTGTCTTTAACCCAGGACAAGAAGTCGGCGGGATCGTCTGTGTCAGGGGCCTCGGCGTGGCAGTCAGCGCACAGCGGCATCACGTTGTCAGGGGCAAGCGTTCCTCCTAGTTGCTTGGGGACGATGTGACAGCGCTGCAGGCTGCGCTTGCATCCGCAGCGCCAGCAGTGGGTGGCAGCTTCAGCCCAGTCGCAGCCAATGTCAAAACCCTCATCCAGTAGCGGCATCCAGTGCTGAATTGCGGCTGTTATCCAGCGCTTGCGGTAAGTGGGCCTTGACTCCAAGAGGTGAGTCGCTTCGGCCAAAAGCTCTTTAATCCTGGCAACCGTATTTGGCGGGAAATCTTGGCTCAGTAACCAGTCGGAATCGGCGACGAGCATCGCTGCCGTGTCCAGCGTCATCGGTTTTCTCATTTGTAAGATGCGCTTTATCACGACAGTGTAGTGCCGGTGCGGGTAGGCTATTGCAGGGTCTCAACCAAGTCGGCTGAGCAGTCCGCGTCAATCGAGGCCCAAGCCCAGCGCTTGACTGACTACGGCTGCGACCGCGTGCTCGTGGATCACGGCATCAGCGGCTTTAGGGAGGCTGGGCGTAAGGGCAGCGCCTTCCCAGAGCTGATCGACCTGATCCTGTCGGGGGTCGCTACCGAGGTCGTCGTCTCCAACTTTGACCGCACCCAACGGCGGGCCAAGTGGGGCGCCCAGTTGCTGGATGCGCTTGAAACATCAGGCTGTCGGCTGCTGGAGCTGGACACGGGCACCTGGCTGGACCCAGCCAACAACCCAACCGATGTGTTGATGGCACAGATCCGCAGTGCCGTTCAGGAAAACGAGTCTCGAATCAGGCGCCTGAAGGTGAGGAAGGCGTTGGCGGAGCGCAGAGCGCAAGGCAAGTACGCCAGTGGGAAGGTGCCGTTTGGCTACCAGCACGTAGATGGCGAAGTCTTGCCACACCCCGAGCAGTGGGAGGCCGCCAAGGAGCGCTGGCAGCAGCTGGCCGACCTGGACTTCAATCTGGCCGGCTGGATCAAGCGGTACAGCGCTGAGATCACCCCGCGAGGCATTAAGGCGTGGGTTGTTAATCCAACCCTGCGCGGCAGTGTTCACCGCAGGCCCGGAATGGTCTGCGAGCCACTAATTACTCCGCAGCAGTGGGCCGAGGCTCAGTGGCATCTCAAAATTCGCACGGTTGCCCGCGGGGTAGGGCTTGACCGTCAAGTCCACCTGTTCACGGGTCTGGTCAAGTGCGAGGTCTGCGGCAAGAGCCTGCACAACGTCCGTGATCGCGCCATCCCGCGCTTGAAGTGCAAGACCCGTCACTGCACCCGGTACGGGCAGGGGCTGCGAGTGTCCCAAGTGCGGGAACAGGTGATCGCTGCACTGACTGAGCGCCACCAGCAGATGGCTGAGTTGGCATCTACTGCCGTTGTCATCGAGACACCAGAGCAGCTGCAGCTCAAGACGGAGATCGCCACGTTGGAGCAGGTAGCTCATCTCCCTGGCGTAGCCGAGGTGCTTGCACAGCAAAAAGCCCAGCTGGCTGCCATGACGAAGCAACCAACTGGGCCAAGGCTTGAGCTGTTGTCAGACCTGTTCGCTGATCCCACCACGCTGGAGCTGGCAACTGATGAGGAGTTGCGAGCTGTCGTGATCGAGTTCATTGGCTCGATCGTGTGGCTGGGTGGGCTGGAGAGCCTGCGCATCACGCTTCGCTAGGGCCCGCTGAGCAATAGCAATTAGCGCTTCACGAACTGTCATGCAGCGCTCTTGTATGCCTGGCGGCGGAGCTTGTTCAGCGAACGCTGCTCAGAGGATTGAATGGCCTGCCTGGTGCAGCCCAGCTGACGGCTGGCTTCGACCTGCGAACACGGCGTCTTGCCTTTAAGCCCAAAGCGCATCGACAGCACATCGGCCTGTTGCTCTGTCAGTTGTGACATCCACAGGCTCAGGCGTTCAATGCCGTCGGCCACCTCCATAACGGCCATGGGGCCGTCTTCAGTGCCCGCCAGCATCTCCAGCCGTGTTGACGAGTCATCGTTCGAGGTGCAGCGCTGATCAAGGCTCGTTGGGGCCTCGACATGGTTGAGGTAATGCCGCATCACATGGGGTGTGATGCCACAGAACTCGGCGCATTCCTCTGGTGTGGGGCTCCGCCCGTTGTCCTTGACGAACACAGGCACCCAGCCGCGAAGCTTGTTCAGGCAGTCAATGGCGTTGACTGGCAGGCGGATGCTGCGGTCCTGTTGGCTGATGGCGCGGCTGATCCCCTGGCGGATCCACCAATAGGCATAGGTGGAGAACTTATAACCGCGGGTGGGATCGAATTTCTCGATCGCCCGCGACAAACCAAAGCTGCCCTCCTGGATCAGATCGCTCATCTCCAGGTTGCGCACTGCGCAGAGGTAGCGCTTGGCGACATTGACAACCAGCCGCAGGTTGGCGTTGAACATGCGCTCGTAAGCGCGGCGGCCACGGCGAATGGCGCGGCGCTGTTCAGGCGTTGGCGCTTCAACGCCCCTAACAACGATCCAGTCCTGGACGGCGCGACCGAGAAGAAGCTCCTCTTCATGGGTCAGCAGGGGGACACGGCCCGCTTGGTCCAGGAACCAGGAGATCGCATCCCGATCACGGGAGGTGCTGCGTGAATAGTCGCGCCGTGCCATCAGAACAAGTCCTCAGGCTTGATCGGTGCCGGATCAGAGGTGACGCCCAGCAGGTAATCGTTGCCGGCCTTGCTGGTGCGTGGCAGCAGCTTTTGGCTAACGGTGACGCAGGCTTCGCCCTTCTGATTGGTGGTGATCAGAGCAGCCTCACTGTTTGCCCAGGCGTAAAGGGCATTGATCTGCTCAATAGGCCATTCAGACTTGGCCCAGAACTCATCGGTCTTGCCTTCGATCTTGCTGCGGTTGAAGGTCGAGAACAGGGTGAAGGCGTTGGCGGGAAAGTCACTCATGAGAAAGATGGAAGTAATCGGTGAGGATCAAACGGAGTGCGCTGTTGACGCTGAGGTCGCGTTCCTTGCAGAACTGCATCAGCGCTGAATAGGTCTCGGGCGTGAGCTTGGCGGAGATGCGGAAGCGGTTTTTCACCTCCTCTCGCGCTTGCCGAGCCCACTCGTCACGCATGTACTGGTGAAAAGCCGCCTCGTTCATAGGAACAGTGGCATCTGGATGTGATCGACAACGAGGTCGGGGTACAGGTGAAGGATCATCCGCGCCCGCTGCGATGCCACTTCAACAGATGAGAAGCGCAGCGCCAGGTTGGGATCCAACGTGAAGGGGCTGGTGGTGTCCCCAATCAGGCTGTGATCAGCCAGCCAGCTCTGGGTGCTCATTGATTTGAGCAGGAAACGAGTCCTCGCGGGGAAGGCTCTGGAGGAGCTGGAGGCAGTTGCGGACGGTGGCTTCGTGTTGGGTGTAGTCGCCATAGGAGACAAACCGTGAGCGGAAGAACTGTTTGTTGGCTTGGCGATGGAGGTCATCGCGGAGGTCATGAAGTGCGGCTAGAGCGAGGTCGAGGTAGGGGCTCACGATCAGGAGGGAGGGAGCGCTGCAAGGAACTGTTGGATGAAGTCGCCGTGTTGCTTCTCTTGAAGGTGGTCGCTGATGCGGGCACGTTCAGGGAGATTGAATTTGCCGCGGTACTCGGCAACCAGCTGGTCAAACGCAGGTCGGTTGTCGGTCATGAGTTGCTTCATGACAGCCAAAAGCTCTTCACGTTCATCCTTGGCGAGCGGCGGCTCCACCTGTTCGGTGCTGGGTGACGCCTCAGCTTTAGCGGGCTTAGCTGCCGGTTGCGCAGGGGTAGCAGAAGTTTTAACAGGAGCTTTCGTCTGCGGCTTGGTCTGCTGCAGCGGCGGCCGCTGATCGGCGCCATCACCGTCGTCGTCTTCCATGCCGGCGGCCAAGTTGAGGATCGCCAGCAGGGCAAATCGGCGCTGATAGGTCACAGCCCCGCCCCAGTCGTGCAAAGCGTTGCGGCCCTTGACCTCAATCAAAGGCACATCGCTGTCCACGGTTTCACCGCTGCCGTGGCGGAGAGTGGTGCGAAGGATGATGGCGCCTTCGGTTGGGATGAAGGTCTGCGTGACGGCGAGGCCGGCTTCGCTCAGTGGGGTGGCAATAGCGCTGAGCACATCAGCAAGGGAAGCAAAGGAGCCGTATTGGGCTTTGCTGTTTTTGTGGATGGTGCCGACGGCCTTGTGAAAGCTGGCCAGGGCGGTGGTGAGTGATTCAGTCATTGATGCTGGGCAAACGTAGGGCCTTGCGAGCTGCGATCACGGCTAGGTGCCAGTCCTGAATGGCTACGCGCTGATCAGGGCTGAACGACTCCCAGTCGATCGTGTCAACGATGGAGACGATGACGGCGTATGCCTCGTCGAGGGCGTCGTCAACGGCTTCGATGGATTCGGCGCAGCGGTTGAAATAGTCCGCTGCTTCAGGGGGTGTGACTCGTTGAGGCATCGCTGCTGCGGATGTGCAGCACGACCATACGCGGCCAGGGTGGTTGGGTCAACCCCTACGCATTGCGATCGGGGAAAGCGTTGCAGTGCCGCCGCCCCAGGCATTCAGTGCCTGCGCAGGGCGGCCCAATTCCCCGGGCACCGAAAGCGCTGTCGCTTCGTCACCTGACCAGTCGGACCAGCCGGCCAGCACCTCGCGGAAGCGGTCTAGCTCCGTGGCGGTGAGCATCGAACAGAACGGCTTGAGCCCCTCCCAGGCTTCCTTGGGGTTCAGCATCTGGTCGGTGGCAATGCGGCGGAAAGCCTCGCGGCACATTTCGCTGAGTCCCTTGGCGTCGTCATCGGTCAACACCGGCTCGGGCTCGGGCGCCAAGTATTCGTCCGCGAACGGTGCTTCACCAATAAATAAGGAGAAGAAGTCGCTGGCAGTGGCCGGCCGGCCGTCGGCGGTTATGAAAGGGTCAGCCTCCTTGAGGCGATCGCGCAGCCCGCGGGCGGTGACAGCGGGGAAGTCTTGTGCGGCGACGGAGGCGTTAAGCCGGCCAAGGGCTACCCAGAACTGGGGCTTGCAATCGAGCTTGCCTCTGGCCAGGAGCGATGCCTGGCTGTTCCACACCCCGCCGACGTTGCCAATGGCCAAGGAGAAGTCGTGAAAGGTTTGCTGCGACCAGCCGTTGCGCTTCATCCATATGGCGAAAGCCTTGCCGAAGGCGTCACGGTTTAGCTGCTGCTCGGCAGGGATGTCGGCCATTGACTGACGGGGTGACTCAGCCTGAAGCGTAGGGGTAGACCCAGTATTTGCATAGAGGCACGGCGTATCGGCCGCGACGTGCTGCAGGCTGCGTAACGGATTGTGACAGCCCTATTGCCCCTATGGTTGCGCAGGGGTCTACCCCAGTGCTATGACAGATGCATCGGAGGGGGAAACCCCGAGTCACCCGATTCCTCACACCATGAAAAAGCTCTTCGCCGCAGCCTTCGCTGCACTTGCCATCGCTACCCCTGCGCAGGCCAGCACCGCTGACGTTCGTCAGCTCATGGACCTGATCAAGCAGACGGGCACCACCATCAGCTTCAACACCAACCGTCAAGACTCCCACTGCATCAACAACGCTGGTTACTACTACCTAGATCACGACAGCAACCAAAAGGTCAAAACTGACCTGCTCGTGATCTGCCGCGATCAGGTTGATCTCAACAACGCCGACAAGGTATGGGAAGCGCTGTCTCACGAAGCCACTCACATCATGCAGGCATGTACGGGTGACACGGCGTTTACCGAGGAAGACCATCCCACCATGTTCCGCGAGCTGAACCGTAAGGCGCCTCACTACTCCAAGTTGGTGGATAACTACCACGGACGCGACGCTCGCTACGAAGCCGAAGCGTTCTGGATGGAACTACAGCCCGAAGAAGACGTGATCGGGTACTTCAAGGACATCTGCTTCAAGAAGGACTGACCACCTCTCACCTGTTCACCTACCGAGTCACACCAATGAAAGAAACCAACAAGGCTGCCGTAGCCGCTGTCTTCTGCCTCTTCCTACTTGGGGCGCTTGGTTACACCGTTCGCTGCCACCCAAGCCTTGCTGCCTATTCCCATCTCGCACCGCACCAAGGCCGCTGCCGCTGATCTGTCGACTCATCCACCCACCGAGTCACCCCATGAAAAGCTTCTCTAACTTCACAAACCAGTCCTGCTTTGACCTGCTTGCCACTGTTCCCACAGGCACCGTTGATCTCGTTCTGATTGACCCGCCCTACCTCATCAGCCGTGATAGCGGCTTCGAGTCCGGCAACAATCCTGATTACGACCGCCTCAAGATCAGCATTGATTTTGGCAAATGGGACCATCGTCTAGACGGATTCGACCAGGCCATTCACGAGTGCTACCGCGTCCTCAAGCAAGGTGGCACCTTCATCTGCTTCTACGACCTCTGGAAGATAACGGAGCTAGCTCAGACGATGGAGGCAGCCAAGTTCAAACAGCTGCGTTTCCTTGAGTGGGTCAAGACCAACCCCGTCCCCATCAATCAGTCGGTCAACTACCTGACCAACGCCCGCGAGATCGCTGTCCTTGGTGTCAAAGGTGGCAAGCCCACCTTCCATAGCAAGTACGACAACGGGATCTATGAGTACCCAATCGAGCACAGCAAGGGTCGCTTCCATCCAACGCAGAAAAGCCTGAAGCTGATCAAGGAGTTAATTGAAAAGCACAGCAACCCAGGCGACGTCGTTCTTGACTGCTTCGCCGGCAGCTGCACAACAGGTGTTGCGGCACTGGAACTTGGCCGCGAGTTTGTCGGCTGCGAGCTGGACCCGGATTACTTCAAGCAGGCCAGCAAGCGCTTGCATCTAACCGCTACCGCTGCGCAGGGACAGCTGATCTGATGGCGCTGCTTACACGACTGCACACCATCACTGGCCGCTTTGTCTGGGATGAAGCGCTGCAGATGTGGCAACCCAACCCAGAGAAGCCCCCAAGCGACTGCGAGTGGCGCGTTTGTGAGCTCATCCGCCCCGATCGGAATGGCCACAGCGACTGGTTCGACGTGGAATGGCTCAAGCGGCAGCTACCTGCCTGCGCAGATCGCATTGGCGGCAACGGGAGCAACATGTTTACCCGTCAACTGGCCAAGGACTTCCTGTTCGCTCCTGAACAGGCGCAACGTCGCCAAGGCTCCAAGGTGATCGCCAGGCGCGCCTACGGCCTCACCAAGGCACGCGCTGAGCAGTTCCCCATCCGAAAGGACATCAGGGACACGGTGTCAAAGGGCTTCTGCGCAGTCCTGCACACCAAGGCCCAGATCGAGGTTGACCACAAAGATGGCCGCAAGGACAACTGGCTGGTCAATGACACTGTTCACCAGCGCCTTGAGGATTTCCAGGCACTTCATAAGACGGCAAACAACGTAAAACGTGGCGTGTGCGCCAACTGTGAGCGCACGAATCGCCGCTTTGATGCCCGCGTGATGGGGTTCACCGTTGGCTGGACTGAAGGCAGCGCCGAGTATCAAGGCACCTGCAAGGGGTGCTTTTGGTATGACCCGATCGCATTTCGACAGAGCCTGATCAGCGCCGATTGACGATGCGCTGCAGCAGTTGATCCACCTACCGAGTCACACCATGACAACCCTTCAAACCGTCAATCCTGACCACATCACCCGTCGTCAAAAGGCAAGCCCGCTTGGCGCTGGCATCTGCGTCGGCTTGGTTGGCCTTTTTGCGGCCGTGCCGATCGGTATCCGCCAGAAAGACTGGAAAGTGCCAGTCTTCTCCGCTGGCGCTGCCTTTGCCGCTGCCTATTTCATTGCCTTGGTTACTTACTCCGAAAGCACGCAGGAGATAAGTCGTGGGGCGGCCAAAGCGGCGGGGAATATAGCCGGCGGACTGGCTGCCTATGTTCTGGTGCGCAAGAACAAGAAGGAGAGCGAGTGACGATGCGCTGCAGTATCTCCACCTGCTCCTGCAATTCCTGATTGCGTTGTAGCGCCTGGGCCAGCAACTCAAAAGGATCGTGTACGCCGTCGGCCACAAGCTGGCGGCGTCTTTGCTTGATCTGAGCCTCGGTGGACGGGGCCATGGCGCTCCGTGCTTTGGGGTCACACCATTATGCAACCGCCGGTTCACAAATTGTCAAGTCGCGTATGAGACTCGAAATGAAGCGCATTGCAGTGGTTGCGCAGCGGTAGCGCAGCGGATACGATGCGCAAGCACCACGCAAGCCAATGCCACTCGTCACGCTTTCAGTTCGCATCGCCCCAGAAGAGCTGGAGTACCTCGATCAGCTCGCTTCACAACATGAAGGAATCCTCTCAAAGCAAGGCGTAGTCAGGCTTTTGCTGCAACACGCTGAGCGCTCTAACTGGGACCCCCTTGACAAAGGAGGCGAGATGGCAAAAAATCTGGAACAGCCAGGCCAGGCACAGGGCACGGCTGGCTTGCTTCCAGAAATTGCCACCCCCCCTGTTTCTTTGTCGACCCGACAAGAGAAACAGCCGAAGAGCGCCGCATTCGCGGCTACTCCGCTTCCAGCAGAGCTGGAAACGGTGAGACACACATTTATTCAGTTCGGCAAGGTCAAGAAAGGCGATCGCGGTGAGCACGGCGCGAAGCTCGCTGCCACCGGCTTGCGGAAGATTGGCGAGAAGTACAGCTGGGACATCGCGCGTGAGCAGCTGGACCTGGCGGTGAACAACCGCTGGAACGGCATCAGCCTCAGCAACTACGAAAAGTTCTTACCTAAAGCCGCTACCGCTGCGCAGGCGGAGTTCAAGCACCCCGCAGCGCGCGAGTTCCGCAATGGGCGCTTCGTTGATGAAGACGGCCCAACCACTAACCCCGCGTTGGAGGGCTTCCTGTGAAGAAAGCCTTTGACCTCACCGAGACGCGCATCCTGCTCCGTCGAATGATCGCTAGCGGTTACCTCACCCTTGAGCAGCTCGATCAACCGTCCCCTGGCTGGGAAGCCAACGCCAAAGCCTTCCGCCTGCACTACCCCAAGTACCAGCAACCCGAGTACCGAAACCCCCTTCGTGACCCAGACACCAGCGAATCCATCCAGCCCATCAATCCCCGTGATCTCGCTCCAGCCCATACCGGGCCTGACTTTTCACCCCGAGATTCATCGCTATCACTACCGGGGACGCTGGATAGCTCACTCGATCACCACGGTGGTGAACGACAAGACCCCAGCTCAGATGGCACGGATCATGAGTACCCGTTCTGAATGGGAGCCCAGGGGCAACACCGTTCACGCCTGCCTTGAGCAGTTCCTGCTCCACGGCGAATCCGGGGACCCCGGCGATTACAGCGATTGGGTCACGCCACTGATCAGCCACCCCATGTGGAAGACCTGGAAGGCCGTTGCTGTCGAAGCACGCCTGCTGGACGAGCGCCACTCGATTGCAGGCAGCTTTGATGCCCTGCTCCAAAACCAGAACGACGGGCGCCTCGTCTTGGCTGACCTCAAGACCCAAAGCAGCGCCCACAGCAAACCCAGGGACATCAGCCCCCAGCTCGGCGGCTACATGAACCTGATCGACCAGTGCTACCCAGAACTGGCCGGGAAGATCGAGCGTGGCATTGCCATCTGGGCTAAGCCCGGCGCGTGCAACATCACCCCGTTTGATGCCCCGGCCTGCATCGAGGCGTATCTGTCGGCGCGTTCGCTGTTCCTCTCGCAGCAACCAGACTTCTGATTGCAACAACCCTCTTTCATACCCTTGCGTAGGGTTGACCCCTACGGCATCCTGAGGCAGTCACCACCGCCACCATGCAATGCACTTCCGAACAGCAGGTTTCTTCCTCGGCCTGGCGCTGGCTGCTGCTGCCATTCACGTTGGCCGTACTAGCCCCGCTGATCGCGCTCAGAATCACCCTCAAAGCCCTATCGCTGCGCAAACGCACGCCAGCGGCCTCTACACGGGCCCCTGAGCGCCCCTCGGCTGCCATGACCCCTAAAGACCGCGAGGAGGCCCTTGACGACGCTTACACGGCCTTCTGGCTGGAAGCGCTCTCTGACCCCCAAGCGCAAGCCTCCTGTATTCACCACCTCAACCGTTGCCTACTCCTCGATCCCTCACGACATGACCACAAGCCCTGACACCCTCATCGCCTTCATCACCTCCGCTCAAGCTCAAATCAAAGCCACACAGGCACACATCGACGCCTGCAAGCTCCAGCTACAAGCCCTCTACGAAACCGGCGACATCCCAGACAAACTCTCCACTCCCTCCGGCTCCGCCACTCTCACCACACGCACCTCCTGGTCCTACAGCTCTGCTGTCAAACAGCTTCAGGAACTCGAACAGCTCGAAGGCGTCGCTACCAAAAAAACCTCCTCCTCCTGGACCATCAGGCCCGCAGCTGATGACAACGCATGACCAGCACCTGCAAACGCTGCAAACGCACCACTCGCAGACTCGATCTCCTCTGCTCTCGCTGCTACACACTCCTCTACCCAAAAGCCGACGCCATCTGGCGTGAAGACATCGGCTGGTGGCAACGCCTTCTCGTATGGCTTCATCCCTACTAACCAAAGCCGCATGACCATCACCTTCGTTGCCTACGGCTACCCCGCACCTCAAGGCAGCAAGCGACACCTCGGTCGCGGCATCCTTGTTGAATCCTCACTTCACGTCAAACCCTGGCGGCAAGACGTAAAACAAGCCGCTATCGCCTCCACACCCGATCATTGGGATCGCTCTCATCCCATGACCGTCTCCATCGTCTGTCGCTTCAAGCGCCCTAAAGGCCACTTCGGCAAAAAGGGCATCAAACCCTCCGCTCCCACTCACCCAGCCGTTCGCTCTGTCGGTGACGCAGACAAACTGGCCCGCGCCATCCTTGATGGCCTCACAGGCATCTGCTACGACGACGACTCCCAAGTCGTCTCCCTCTCCATCCAAAAGCGTTACTGCATTGGCGATGAGCCCCAAGGCGCCCTCATCACCGTTACCCCTCTAACCTGATACAACTTCCGATTGGGTCCGTGACCTCAATCAATAGCCTCATCCCTGATCACAAAAACGCTCGCAGGCGCACTGATCGCTCTGCGTCCCTCATCAAGGAGTCCATCGACCGTTACGGTGCCGCTCGCTCCATCGTCATCGACGAGGACAACCGCATCCTCGCCGGCAACGGCACCATCGAGGGTGCTAAAGCTGCTGGCATCAAGAACGTCCGCATCATCGAAACCGACGGCGACGAGATCATTGCCGTCCGCCGCACCGGCCTGACCGAAGACCAGAAGATCGGCCTCGCCGTCGCAGACAACCGCACCTCTGACCTCTCCGAGTGGGATCAGGAGATGCTGCGCCGCCTCTCCGAAGAGCACGACATCTCACCCTGGTTCAACGACGACGACCTCAACGAACTCCTCGCCGTAACCGAACTACCCCCTGAAGAAGGCAAGACCGACCCCGACGACGTTCCCGAACCACCAGCTGACCCCATCACCAAGCCCGGTGACCTCTGGATCCTCGGCAACCACCGCCTCCTCTGCGGTGACTCCACCAACATCCAGCACGTTGAACGCCTCATGGATGGGCAGAAGGCGGACATGGTGTTCACCGACCCGCCTTATGGCGTTGCTGTTGTTAAAAACGGCATGGTCGGAGCTGATTTTGGTGTTGCCAAGAAAGGTCAATACGCTGAAGTCATTGGTGATGACACGACGCAAACCGCCCATGACGCCATAGCTATCTGCCAATCGCTGCAGATACCCGTGCAGGTCTACTGGGGTGGCAATTACTACGCAGACAAGCTCCCGCCAACCTCTTGCTGGCTTGTCTGGGATAAGCGTGGTGACTCTGGCATCGTCAACACCTTTGCAGATTGTGAGCTGGCATGGACGAACATGACAGGACCAGCTCGCATACATAAACAGCTTTGGAATGGGATGATCCGTGAAGGAGAAAAAGACAAGCGAGTTCACCCCACGCAAAAGCCAGTGGCCTTAGCTGACTGGGCCATTGGCCAATATCTCAAAGGGGAGACTGTCCTAGATCTTTTCCTCGGCTCAGGCTCTACCCTCATCGCTTGCGAAAAGCAGCGCAAAGCCTGCTACGGCATGGAAATGTCCCCCGCCTACTGCGACGTGATCGTCAAGCGCTGGGAAGACTTCACCGGCAACACCGCTATCTGTCACCCCTCAGACTCACACTTCAACCAGGATCAAGAGGAGCTGTTCTGATGGCTCGTAAGTCCACTGCTGCTGAAAAGGACTACCGCATCAACCGCGTGGCACGCCTCCTGAGCAACGGTGCTGTCCGTTCGGAGATCTGCGAATACGCGAAAAAAGAGTGGGGGGTCTCAGTCGGGACCGCCGATCGCTACATCGCAGGCGCACGCGAGGTTCTCAAGGCTGACTGGGACATTGATCGCCGCACCTTTACAGCAGAGCTGCTGAGCCAGTTGGCCAGCCTGCAGAAGGAGGCCAGGAAGAACGGCAACCAAGCGCACGTTGCCCTGGGCTGCATCAACACTGCTGCACGCATTGCGCAGCTGTTGAACTGATGGATGTTGAAGTGCTGGACACGGAGCTGATCAAGGTCACGCTCACCCGTGACGGATTCAGCGCTTCGGCCTTCGTCACATCGCATCATTTGGCTGAGCAGAAGCGCCCGCAGCTAGAAGCGGCCATCAACAGGGAGGCTGCGCGTGCCTTCAATCCTTGACGCCTGCCCTGGTGGTCTTCTGCTTGAAGAGCCCATCACCGCAAGCGAGAGCACTGATTGGCTGCCGTTTGCTGAGCAGCTGTATGGCTCGTTGACAGGTCCTCAACGGCAGGTGTGGGACAGCCCTGAACGGTTCAAACTGCTGTGTTCAGGCCGTCGTTTTGGCAAGACCTACCTTTGCATCTCCAGGCTGGTGGCATGGGCTATTGAGCACCCTGGCAGCCTCAACTGGTATGTGACTCAGAATTACAAGTCAGCCAAACAGATTGCATGGCGGCAACTGCGCTCCATGATCCCTGTTGAAATGTTCGCCAAGAAAAATGAGGCTGAACTTTCAGTAGAGCTGAGCAACGGTAGTGTTATCGCTCTAAAAGGTGCGGAGAATGCAGACTCCCTGCGCGGCGTCAGCCTTTCCAGCCTGATCGTTGATGAGGCCGCCTATGTCAAGCGTGAAGCATGGGAAATGGTGTTGCGTCCTGCGCTGTCAGATCAGGGCGGCCCTGCCTGGTTCATCACGACCCCTGCTGGGTTGAACTGGTTTCACGAGCTCTGGGAACAGGCGCAGGAGGAGGACGACTGGACGACGTTCAGCTTCACGACGATCGAGGGTGGCAACGTCCCGCCTGAAGAGGTGGCCGCGGCTAAGCGCACGCTGGATGAACGGACCTTTAAGCAGGAATACCTAGCCAGCTTCGAGACGTTGACAGGGCGGGTGTTCCCTGATTTCAGCGATGACAACATCAGCGACGACATCCACGACATGGGCGGGGACATCCTGTGGGGCACCGACTTCAACGTGAGCGTGATGGCTGGGGTGCTGGCCAGCAAGGTGGGTGACACGCTCCACATCTGGGACGAGGTGGCGGTGAAGCAGTCGAACACCGACGAGGTGTGCGCGATGTTGAAGGCGCGGTTTCCTGATCGGCGGATCGTGGCGTATCCCGATCCAACGGGTTCAGCGCGTAAGACCTCAGCTGCTGGTGAGACCGATCACGGGATTATCAGGCGTCATGGGTTCCAGTGCATCAGCCCGAAGCATCCATGGGCAGTGAAGGACAGGCTGAACGCAACGAACTGGCTGATCCGCACGGCGGCTGGGGAAATCCGCCTATTCATCCACCCGCGGTGCAAGAACACGATCAAGGGCCTGAAGAACGTGACGTTCAAGGAAGGGGCCGAGGACTTTGTGGTGGACAAGACCGCAGGGATCGAGCACTGGTGCGACGGATTGGGCTATTTGATCTTGTCGGCGATGAACCAAGTGAAGCCTTGGCAGACAGGCAGTACGAATGTGGCGCTGTGGTGAGTAGTCATATCCACTAGAGCACTGGCATTTCGTAGTCAGCGGTGGTGGCGGCGTAGTGCTTCCAGATCACTTCACTGGTGTTGCCAGCCCAGTTAGCGGCCTGAGTGACGGGGATTCCAGCTTCTAGCCAGCGGCTGATGGCAACGTGTCGGAGGTCATAGGGGCGGTATGGCTTCTTGATCAACCCAGCGCTATGCAGCTGCTGCATACGCTTGGCGAAGAAGCTCTGGAACGCCAAGCGGTTCCAGGGGAACACGTATTCACTGTGTTGCGGCAGGCCAGCAATGATCTCCTTGGCTCGGGCGTTCAGCGGCACCCAGCGTTTTTTGTTGGTCTTGGTGCTGTTCTTAAGGCCGTGGGTCAAGGTGTAGTTGCTGTGGACAAGGACGCGCTCACCGTCGATGTCGGTCCATTTGATGGCCCGCACCTCACCAGTGCGCATAGCGGTTTGCATCATGAACTCAGCAAACAGGCACCAGTTGACGTTTTTGTAGGCGAGCTTGGCTTCGAGGGCGACGAGCACCAGGGGGATCTCTTCCCGTGGGATGACCACGACTTCGTGATCGCTTTGAGGCGCTTTGGGCATCCTGAAATTGGCCACGGGGTTGCGCGGCAGGATGGCGATGTCTTCTGCTGACGCCCAGCGGTAGAGGCTGCGGACGTACATGCAGACGCGCCTAGCGGCCTTTTGGGGCTGTTGCTGCAGGAGCCATGCAAGGACTTGCCGCCCTTCGGAGAGCTCTTGGATCGGGCAGCGTGCCAGCCATTTGCTGACCTGTGTGTAGTCGCTTGTGAGGCTGGTGGGGCAGAGGGAAACGCTGCGTTCTGCCTTGAAGAGCTCCCAGGTTTGCAGGAGGGTCTGAGTGGGCGCAGCGGGGTGCGCACGATAGTCTTCGGCCATCGGGTCCAGTAAGAGTGGATCTGATCACGGGTCAGGCAGTTGACGCTGCGCTGGCCTACACCATTGCTAGCACGGCTGAGGGTGGTTAGAGCCGACCACTAGGCGGCTTTTGAAGAAGATGCCTGGCGTGCCCGTGGTGCGGAAAGTGATTGCTGTCAGGGCTGATGGCACCGTGAAGACGGTGATCAATCGGCCTGCATGACCTGGAAGCCGCCGCGGCCACAGCGCCCCCGCGATCAGTGGGGGCAATTTCGTTCCAAGGCCAGCATCAAAGCTGAGCAGGAGGAAGCACGGTTTGAGAGCCTTTTGATTGCAAGGGAAGAGCTGTTCTGGCAGGGGCAGGAAGCCTCAGAGCAGAACTAGGAGCTTTGCCTAGGCGTCAGCCCTACGATTGCGTAGAGACTGAGGTGGCCATGGGGCTTCGCGGGTACAAGCGTGATGCGAACGGTCGCTTTGCTGGTGCTGGCGGGCAAAGGCGTCAGGAAGCCAGGCTTGCGGCGAATGAAAAGCGGACGCGGAAGCGGGCGGAGACGGTTACGGAGGTTGCGGCGTTAGGCGGCAGGTCTGAGACGGTGCAGAAGATGGCGAAGAAGGTGCAGAAGAGTGCCAAGGTGAATGAGAAGGCCAAGAACGTCTACAAGAGCAAGCGGATCAGGGGTCGTTGATCGGGGAAGCTAGGCGAGAGGTTCAGTAGCGATGCCAGTTCCTAGCCCGCGTACACCGATCTGCGTGGCACGCGGCAGGATTGCTGATCTGCAGGCGAACGTTGGCAGCCTGTTAGAGGGGGAGATCTGTTATGCGCAGGATGAAGATGCGCTGTATGTGAAAGAGGGAGCTGTATTAGTGAGATCGACTGGTCGCCCTGTCACTTGGCAAGGAATCACGGGTCGGCCTGCTGGTGTGCAGCTGCTTGATCTGCTGCAGTGGAATGGCACCGACTGGGTGGCTGATCGACGTTTGGACGGGGGCAATTTCTAGTCCTGGCAGGGGAAGCTAGGTCAGCAGTGCCTCAATAGTCATGCCCGCCACCATCAGGATCAAGCGTCGTGCTGCTGGTGGGGCTGTAGGTGCGCCAGCCACTCTGGCCGCGGCGGAACTTGCGTTTAACGAACAGGACAACACGCTCTATTACGGCAAGGGCGACAACGGTTCTGGTGTAGCAACCAGCGTTATTGCGATCGGTGGTTCGGGTACGTTCCCTAGCACTGGCACGGGCAACACCTGGTCGGGGGCAAATAATTTCACGGGCGGCGTCACCCTTGGCGGTACGACTGCTGTTACTGGCACCATCAATTTCAACGGTGCAACGATTCAGAACTTCAGGCTCGATGACCTGAGCGATGTAAATATCGGCAAGACCATTGCGCTGGCCAATGGTCACATGATCGCTTGGGACGGCACCGATTGGGTGAACGTTCCTGCCCCAAGTGGTGGTGGTGGTGGCACGATCACCAGCGTCAGCGCCACGGCGAACAGCGGCGTCAGCGCCACAACGACCACAGGCGCTGTCGTCATTGCTGGAGTAGATGCCACCACTACTGCCAAGGGCGTAGTGCAACTGGCCGATGCCGCTGCGATCACGGCTGGCACCGCGTCGCGCGTGGTGGATGCAGCGCAGCTGCTGGCGGCCAAATACACCCTGCCGACCGCTAGCGCCACGGTGCTTGGCGGCATCAAAGTTGGCACCAACCTGGCGATTGACGGCACTGGCGTGCTGAGCGCCACCGTTCCTGGTGCATTGACCTTTAAGGGCGCCGTTGCTCCAACGAGCACTGCGCCAGCAACGCCTGCTCCTGTGAAGGGTGACGTTTATGCCATGAACGCCACTGGGACGCTGGACGCCAGCTGGGGCCTGGGCGCTAAGGCGGTGGATTCTGGCGACCTCGTGATGTACACGGGCACCGCCTGGGATCACGTTGGCAACAACCACGCCACGGTGGTGGACATCACCGTTACAGCGCCGCTGACGGCTGACAAGACCAACCCTGCGCAGCCTGCACTGAATATCAACGCAGCCACTGCAACAGCAGTTGGCGTGGTGCAGCTGGCCGATGCCACGGCCATCACGGGCGGCACTGCAGGGCGGGTTGTGGATGCTGCGCAGTTGAAAGCTGTGGCGGACAAGCTGCCTGCTGGCACCGTTGCCGATCAAATGTTGAAGTGGGACGCCACCAATACAAAGTGGGTAGTGACAGGCACTATTGACTGCGGAACCTTCTGATGAGCACTGCGCCTGGCATTGGCCCGCAGCTAAGCGCTGAGGAGCGCTTTGCTTTGGAGGTGACCAGGCGTATGGCTTATGGAGCTCCTAGGGAATCCTTGGCCTGGCTGATGCAACGGTTGCATCAGGACAATATGGTGCTGCGTAAGGCGCTGCTGGAGATGATCGGTGAAGATCAAAGCCAATTTGAGCCTTAAGAAGTGGAACGGGCCTCAGCTAGCGCAGCGGGCTCGTTTTGTATTTGGCAAATACTGCACGGAATTGTTCCCGCGGTTTCAGGACAGCATCGTGCAGCAGCGGTACGACTGGCCGCAGATCACGATTAGGAGCAACGGGCAGGTGGTGACCAGTCCGCGCAACATTGTGGATTCTGGGGCGTTCAAGCTGTCGCAGGAGCGCACGATGATCAATGCGACCACCTGCCTGTTTACCTGGAATGTGCCGTATAGCAGCTTGATCCTGACGGGGTATCGGACGAAGAAGGGTACGCAGATGCCTGCGCGAGACTGGATTACACCCGTTTTGAGGGAAGAGTTTCCGATGGCGCGGTTCTTTGAAGCTGAGTGGAAGAGGCTGGGCTACTGATGACTGACCTTGAATCGTTTTTGGCGCAGGCGATCAGACAGCGGAAGCTGGAGCAGAAGCTGACGAAGTACGCGCTAACGCGGTTGCGGGAAGCATTGGGCTGGGTGCGGGGTCAGATCGAGTTTCATGGCCTGACGCAAATTGGCCCGAACCGAACGGAGCGCTTGAAAGTGCTGCGCATGGAGGTCGAGACCTACATGAAGGAGCAATACGCCACCCCACTGATGCAGACGATGCAGGTCAGTGAGGTGATGAATGACTTCATTGATCAGCAGTTGAGTTTGGCGAGGCAGGTAGTGGTTGCCACTGGTGGCTCTGCCAGTGGTGCGTTGACGGCGAGCGCGGTGCTGCCGCAGGCCATGGGGCAGGTGATGGTGAACGGTGTGCCGTGGGGTGAGCTGCTGGTGGATCGGCTGCCAGCGTCAGTGGCGGACAAGGTGAGCAGGATGCTGGGGTTGTTCCCTGACGATGTGGGCAAGGTGTTTGCCGATGCGATCGTCAGACCGACCGAGCGTCACGTCGAGGCGATCATCACCAGCGGTGTGCAGGACACGGGCAGCATTGCCCAACAGCTGTTGTGGCAGATCGAGACCAGCGACGCCTGGAAAACGGATAACCAGCAGGTGTGGTCAGCGATGTTGGATAGCAGGGTCTGCGCGACCTGTATGGGCAGGGACGGCAAGCGGTATCCGATGGATTACGTGAAGGTGAGCCCGCACCCGAACTGCCGTTGTGTGCTGCTGCCCGAGAGCTTCTTTACTCAAGATCGTCCTGTCGAGGGCGATGGCGGAAAAGTGGTGGACATCGACACGACGCAACGAGCTACGGAGAAGTGGTTGCGAGATAACCCCCAGACGGCACGGAAAGTGCTTGGCGTCAAAGTCGGCAATCAGTTCGTTGAAGGCAAGATCAGCCTTGATGTAGCGGTGAAAAAAGCAGGGGGAAGCTAGGTCCAAAGGGCAATGTCGCTGGCGAGTCTTGGCGGTTCGACCGTCGCCAACAGCTATCTGACAGTTGCAGAAGCTGATGGCATCGCCGCAACGATGCTCGGGACGTTGAAGTGGAACGACGCTGCAACGACGACGTTGCAGAAGGAAAGCGCACTAATTCAGGCGACTCTGCAAATGGAGACGCTGGGCTGGGTGGGGACCAGGGCCGTGGCAACGCAGCCGCTGTCATGGCCGCGAAAGGATGCGAAGTGCGGCGAGAAGTCATACGACGCAACGACAGTGCCGCGTGAGGTGGAGCTGGCAACGTTTGACATGGCCGAAGCGTTGCTGGGCAATCCTGGTCTGATCACAGGATTAGGGTCTGGCACTAGTGGTTCTGGTGGCAGTGGTGAACTGGTGCCTGGGGTGCCGAATAAGGACCTGAAGCGCCTGAAGCTGGACGTGATGGAGCTCGAATGGCGTGATGGGGCCACGGGTTCGGCGACAGTCAAAACACCCCTATCGGTGTTGCCTCATTTGGCGGGGATTCTTGGCTGTCTGACCACCAGCGTGCGGCCGAGTGGTGCCAGCTGGATGGTGCCTGTGATCCGCGGGTAACAGGGTGCCTACCCTGTCCCTATGGCAACGTATGAGCAAGGTGATTTAGGGCTTGGCAATACGCCGCGGCCGAAGCGGCGGAGCAACTCGCACCTTGCAGAACCGTTGACGAAGGAAGAGCGAAAGCGGTTTGGTGAGCTGTATGTGGAACACCAAGGTCTGATTCGCCTGTTGGGCTGCAAGATGTGCCGCAAGTATCAAGCGGTGGACAAGCTCGATATTTACAGCTGCATTGATATTGGATTTTTGAAGACGTGCAGAGCGTTTGACCCGACGTTGGGGTTCAAGTTTTCAACGCTGCTAACAAGGTTCTGCGAGGGGACGATCCTGCATTTCATGCGGGATCACAACTGGCATGTGAAGGCGCCGAAGAAGGTGCGCGAGCTTGGGATGGCAGCGCGGAACCTGGCGACAGCGGGCTACAGCGTGGCTGACACCATGCGCGTGTTGGGGGTGAGCCGTGACGAGCTGCGCTTGGCGATTGCTGCCACCGCTGGCATCTATCACGAGCAAAACGAGTGGGAAGGTCACGCCTGTCAGCGGCCGACACCGATGGAGCGGCTGGAGGCTGAGGAGATGGCAGGGGGAAGCTAGGTCAGCACACACTGGCTAGCCGTGGGATTTTTTAACGCCTTCGGGTACAAGTTCTACGTCAAGGCGGGCACGAGCGCGTCTACCGCGCCCACGGCATCTACGGGCATGGTTGAGGTGAAGAACCTGTCGAATGCTGGCATCAGCTCCAGCACCGATACCCAAGAAGTGATCACCTACGACACCAGCACTAACGGCTGGAAGCAGCAGATCGTGACCGCCAACAGCTACACGATCAGCTGTGAGCTGAACATTGACACAGAGGATGCTGGCTACAAGCTGCTGAAGGAAGCAGCTCGGGATTCGGCGACGGGCAAGATGGTCGAGTGGATTCGTGAAACTCCGATGGCGGCTGGCGGCACATCGGCTGAGAAGCACGCAGGCGTGGCTGCTGTGGGCAACTTCAGTGAGGACATCCAGGCTGGCAACGTTGCCAAATGCACGTTCGACTTAGTGGGCTACGGCCCTTATGTTTTGACTGAGGCAGCCTGAGCCTCGCGTGGGAGGGAGAAGCCCTCGCCTCTGGCGGGGGTTTTTTATTGGTTGTACGCTTAACAGTGGCAGGTGGTGACTCTCTGCCGGTGGCGGGATGGCTGGCCCATCCCCCACTCAAAAGTCAAGAACTAGACTGCGCTCAGCAGATGGCAGCGGTATGGCGTGCTGGATTCCAGGCCCTTGGGGCAATTTCCAAGGCAGGCCAGTGCAGCCTGAATCGCCACATCAGGCAGCGATTGCTGAGCCAGTGAAAACTGATCTGAAGGAACCCGTGCGTGGGCGTCGGGTTCAATCTGGTCGGGAATCCTAGGTTTAAGGCGCTGCTGTAATGACGAACTCGTCGCCAAGCATCTATAGAGCGCAAGGTTGGACGGGTGCGCAGACGCTGCAAGGTGGTGCGCTTGAGCAACCTGACAACCCAGGAGCTCGTGATCCACAGATTTTGGCGATGGTGCCAGCGTGGGAGCGCGTTGGGATGGCACTCGCCGACTCGACTAGTCTTCGCAACTACCGACAGCGGTTTATCCCTCAGCTGCCTGGGGAAGATGACAAAGGATACGAAGCGCGAGTAAGCAAGTTCGTTCACGTTCCTTGGTTTGAGGAATTAACAGAACTGGCGGTGCATAAGTTGTTCCGCAAGACACTGAATTTCGAGACTGAAGATCAGCAGCTGGAGGAGTGGTCAAGCGACGTTGACGGGGCTGGCACTGATCTTGAGGCGTTCTGGAAGCTGGTGACGAAGATCGCCATGCAGTATGGCCACTGCCATGTCCTCACCGACATGGCGACGGACGTGACGCCGCGGACGCTGCTGGAGGAGCAGCAGTTGCAGATCAAGCCGAACTTGTTCGTGATTCGTCCGCAGCAGGTGATCGGGTTCCGCACCAAGCGGGTGGCTGGCCGTGAGGTGGTGACGCAGTTCCGTTATATCGAGCTGGCGCAGAAGGAAGACGGCCGTTACGGCAGCGTCTGGGTGGAGCGCGTGCGAGTGCTGGAGCCCGGCCGCTTCGAGCTGTGGGAAAAGAAGGATGAAGGCCCAGAGGGCTGGGTGCTGATCGAGGATGGCCGTTACGGCCTGAAGGAGATTCCGATCTCCACGGTCTACGGCAGGCGCGAGGGCGTGATGCTGAGCAAGCCGCCGCTGCTTGAGGCCGCCAATCTGAACCTGCTTTACGACCTGGCGCTCTGCGATCACTCGCATCAGATGAGCGTCGCGGCGACCCCGATCCTTGTTCTGAAGGGTTTCGATCAGAACCAGGCCGACCTGACGGTGAGCGTGAACCGTGCGCTGGCGATGCCGCCCGAGGGCGATGTCAGCTACGTGACCACCGACTCTGCATCTTTCCAAGCCCAGGAGAACTACCTGAAGTTCCTGGCGGATCGGATGAATCAGGTGGCGATCGTCGGGTTCAAAGAGCAGAAGAACGCAGCAGAGGCCGCGTCAGCAAAGCGGCTTGACCACTCTGACGAGGATGCTGCCCTGAGCACGGTGGCAACCAGCATCGAGGCGGCGGTGAAGCGCTCGATCGACTGGGCACTGGAATACATGGGCCGCAACGCCACCTTCGAGGTTGGTATTCCCAGCAACCTGAGCGACGAGATGCTGACGCCTCAAGACGTGCAGCAGCTCTTAGCCCTCAACACTAGTGGTGTTATCACCAAGGAAACCTTGCTGGAAACACTGGTGCGGGGTGAGGTGTTGGATGTGGATCCACAGGAAGAGGCTGAAATGGCCAGCCAGCAATCGCTGGACGATTTGGTGCAGAACCAAGAGGTGATGCAAGCGTTTGCACCGCCTGCTGCAAGTGCAGGGAAACCCCCTGCCTAATCTTGTCCTCTACCCCTGTGTAGCCCTGTGGCTGGTCTAATTGTCTCTGCGGGCATTGTTTCTGGCCAGCTGATTTTGGGTCTGGATGACGGCAGCATCGTGAATGCTGGCGTTGTTCAAGGTCCTCAGGGTCTGCAGGGGCCTCAGGGACCGATGGGCGCGACGGGTCGCCCTGGCACTGATGGCAACACGGTGCATAGCAGCAATGGGTGCGCAGGCGTGATCTAGGCCCTGGTCAGACCACGGCTGGCGACATGTTGAAGAACGCCAATGAGCACAGCAAAAAGCTGGTGCTGGGTAAGCACACGGAGGCGTTTAACAAGCTGACGGGTAAAGGCGGGCAGTACGAAAAGGACCCGCAGGGTGCGGTACGGAAGCTGCTTGGCAATGGTTTGCCACCAGGATCGACACCATCTAGGCCAACGCGGGGGCCTGCGCCCAAACCGCCTGCACCACCGAAGGCAGCGCCTACCCCACCGCCTGCACCGAAGCCAAAAGCGCCTGCATTAGCTCCGAAGGAGGCTCCCAAGCAACCAGTCAAACCACCAACCAAAGCGCTTAAGCAATGGACATCTGACGATGGCTATAAGCACATGAGAGCAGAGCAACTGCGTCAAGCTGAAGCCAACGGCGTCAAGCTCACGCCGTTTGAGCGTGGGCAGATTGAGCAATATCCCACGTCTGCTACACAGAAAAAGAATTTGGAAGCTCTTACTCAGTACATCAACACTGCCGAAACCTACAAAGGCAGCGTTTATCGTGGCTTGAACATGGGCAAAGAAGAGTTTGATACAATGCTGGCAAGCATTCAGTCTGGAGCGCCTACTAATGCGCTGGAAAGCTGGACGAAGAACGGAGACTTAAAGACTTTCACGATTGGCGGGAAGAATCAAGTAATCATGTCTGTTGATAACAAGCGTGGCGTAGATATCTCGTCCTTCTCTGAGTGGGGCGACACTGAACAGGAGGTGCTGCAGCCAAACGGGGTGCGGTACAAGGTGAAGAGTGTTGTGAGGGAAGAAATTGATGCTGGCTTTAGCGCTAAGGGGGTTTACCGTTACCGAGTGGACCTAGAGCAGCTAGATGACTAAGCCCCGCGACAACCGCTTTTCTGATCCGCCGCCGTTGCCAGCGCCAGATCCGGCTGACTACCCCAAGGGGTTGAAGCCAGGCGATCCGGGCTTTCTTGATGCTCTGGCAAAGGAAGCGGGTTTTGCTGTGACGTACAAAAAGGCTGAGTAGCCTTCAAGAGATGACTCACACTCCTGAGCAGGCGCTGGCGGAGGCTCGGCACCTGTATGAGCAGCGCAAGCCTGTCGGTTGGCGCACCTTCCACCTAGGCGGCATCAAAGTGGCCAATCGGGTGCGCTGGTATGAGATGCAGGTGAAGCGGGCTTACCCGTTCATGGACTGGGAGGAGGCGGAGCGAGCCTTCTTTGGTGACCTGTCCACGGTGCTGGCGTATGTGAACACTGGGCAGGACGTGAACCTTGTCGGCGACATGCGGCAGACCTTCCGCAGCCTGTGCCGTGTAGCAAGGGGTGCAGCAGAGCGCATCCATAATTCTGACCCTGCTGATTTACAGCGCAGACTGGCAATCTTTGGGTTGACTGGAGCCAAATAGACTGCGGACATACCCCTGCCTAGAGTCATGTCGTCCTG